TCTCTCCTGCCCACCTCGTCCCGCGAAAGCACAGTGCATACACCATCGGGCAAGATGCAGGAGGATCCGCTTGCGAAGGAAGGTCTCGTGGGAGCTTTCTGTCGCGCCTATTTTCCGATCCAGGATGTCATCGATGCGTTCCTGTCTCATATCTATGAACCCACGGTCGCGCCGGATAGATACAGTTACATCCCCGCCGACAGCACCTCGGGGCTGGCGATCTATGAAGGCAAGTTCGCCCAATCCTTCCATGCCAGCGATCCCGCTTGTGGGCGGAGGCTCAACGCCTTCGACCTCGTGAGGATCCACCATTTTGGTGATGACGATGCAAAGAAGTCCTTCAAGGCGATGGCAGATCTGGCCAGCAAGGATGAGCGCGTGAAGCAGTTGATCACCCACGAGCGCCGTGCCGAGGCGAATGTTGATTTTGCATCTGATGGCAACTGGGAGAAACAACTGCGTTACATGCCACGAAGCAGTCTGTTGGAGAACAGTGTATGGAATTTGAACCTGATCCTCGACAATGATCCCGATTTCGCAGGGTTCGCGTTCAACGACCTAGCAGGACGCATCCAAGTCACATCCAAGCTGCCTTGGAATAGGCCGGTGGGAAACAGCTTCTGGCGCGATGCCGATACGGCACAGCTGAAATCCCTCATCGACTCTCGCTACCTCGCATTCTCAAGCCGCAACCACGACGTGGCATTCACGAAGATCGCGGACGATCGCCATTTCCACCCCATCCGCGATTATCTCAACGGCCTCCCACAGTGGGATGGCGTCAAGCGGGTCGAGGAGCTGTTCATCCGTTACCTAAAAACCGACGATACTCCCTATGTCAGGGCCGTGACCCGAAAGACCTTTGCCGCAGCAGTAGCCCGTATCTATTATCCGGGAACCAAGTTTGACAACGTGCTGGTGCTCGATGGCGAGCAAGGTATCGGCAAGAGTACGATCGTCAAGGACCTGGTGGGCAGTGACTACTACTCTGAAACCCTCTCGTTAGCTGATATGGAGTCAAAGGCAGGGGCTGAGAAGCTGCAAGGAGTGTGGATCGCAGAGATCGGGGAGCTGGCCGGCATGAAGAAAGCCGACATCGAACGCGTCAAGGCGTTCTTCTCCACCTCCGACGACCAATACCGCCCCAGCTATGGCAAGACGGTCGAAAGCCACCCTCGCCAGTGCGTGATCATCGCGACGGTCAACGGCGAGCATGGGTATCTGCGCGATATCACCGGCAACCGGCGGTATTGGGTCATCAAGTCGCACCTGGAACGTCATCGGATGGTATGGCAACCCGCTGAAGCATACCGAACCCAGTTCTGGGCGGAAGCCAAGGCCATCTGGGAAAGCGGAGAAAAGCTATATCTCGAAGGAGATTTTCTTGATGAGGCTGAGGCCGTGCAGCTAGGAGCTATGGAAAACGATGACCGTGAAGGTCTTGTAAGGATATTCCTTGATACGTTGCTTCCCGAGAATTGGGATACGATGGATATGTATGAACGACGCGCATTCCTCTCCGAAAGGAACACTGGCATGACGGCAAAGGGTACTGTCAGAAGAAATGCGGTCTGCAATATGGAAATCTGGTGCGAATGCCTGAACAAGGATCCAGCCCTCCTATCAAAGAACGAATCGTATCTGCTCACTGCCATCATGCAACGCATCGAGGGTTGGGACAGGGCTCCCCGAGCCCACTTCCCCATTTACGGGCGTCAGAGAGGCTACACACGGGACAGGTGTGACTCCGGGACAGCTTGTGATGGAAGCTGTCCACACACTGTCCAGTGACGCAATTCGATTACAGAACATGAATAACAGGTGCTTCGGGACAGATGGACAGCAACAACTCAATAAGAGTATGCAGCTGCTAGGAGAGGGAGGAATGATACATGCACACCCATACACACGCGTATACATATATAGGACCTACTGTCCAATCTGTCCACCTGTCCAGCGTTGGAGGAGAAATGCTTGAGCAAGAGAATGAAATGCGAGGACTAAATTTGACAGAAGGGAAGTCGAAAACAGCACCACACAATTATTTCTTGCCGAAACCGTTCCCGCAGATCTTCACCGCAATACTGAAGTATGGATGTGCCACGCTCGATGAGAGCATGGCAGCTTTAGAGAACTCGCCCTACCTAGCAAAATGTCGCAGGACGCTTTGGGAACTCGGGGCACCGTTGACCGGTTGGCGTTGCGTCAGGGTCAGTGATCACGAGTCGGACGACTTCACCTGCGAGCTCTGTGGGTGTACGAGAGTGCGGTATGTGCATGTGATGGAGCATCCATGGTTCCCCCAGACGTTGAGCACGGGATGCATCTGCGCGGGCATCATGGAGGAGGACACCCTTGGTGCTAAAGAACGTGAGCGCGAGGTTCGCAGAAGGAGTCAGCGCAAGTCGAACTACCTGAAGAAGGAGTGGGTTGAAGCGTCTGAAAAGCGTTGGGTGTTGCGCTATAAGCACCGCAAATTGGTAATCGACACCGACAGTTTTCGCGGACGTGAGTACTACCGCCTCGAGATCGACGGTGAGGGGTACCACTGGAAGGACAACAGGCGTATGACGTCCTTTCTAGTAGCCCAACACTTCGCGTTTGACATCATGGATGGGGAATATGCGTGAACAAGAGATCGAACAGCAGCTGGTGAGAGCTGTGAAGAAGATGGGAGGCCGGGCGGTGAAATTCATGAGCCCCGGTTTTGATGGGATGCCCGACCGCCTGGTGCTGCTACCTGGTGGCAAATGCGGCTTCGTGGAGGTGAAGGCTCCGGGAAAAAAGCCGAGAGCACTCCAACTGGTAAGGCATGAAATGCTCAAGGCATGGGGCTTCAAAGTATACGTGGCGGATGCAAAAGGGCAGATAGAGGAGATCATCAATGACATATGCAGCGCATGACTACCAACAGTATGCGAGTACCTTCATAGAGACACACCCCGCATCGGCAATTCTACTTTCCTGCGGATTAGGGAAAACGATCATCACCCTAACGGCGGTGCACAACCTGCTCTTCGATTCCTTCGAGGTACATAAGGTCCTGGTCATCGCCCCTCTGAGGGTTGCGAGGGATACGTGGCCGGCGGAGATCACCAAGTGGGACCACCTTCAGCTACTGAGGGCATCGGTGGCGGTAGGAAGCACGGTTGAGCGTTTTGAGGCGTTGAGGACAAAGGCCGACCTGTACATCATCAACCGCGAGAACGTGCAATGGCTCATCGAGGAAAGCACCCTGCCCTTCGACTTTGACATGGTGGTGGTGGATGAGCTCTCATCGTTCAAGAACCACCGCTCCAAGCGCTTCAGGGCGTTGATGAAACGCCGTCCCGGGATCCGCCGCATCGTGGGGCTCACCGGCACCCCAGCCAGCAACGGCCTGATCGACCTCTGGGCACAGTTCAAGCTGTTGGACAAGGGCGTGCGATTGGGCAGGTTCATAACGTCCTACCGTGATGCGTACTTCACACCCGACAAGCGCAATGGACAGATCGTGTTCAGCTACAAGCCTGTCCCCGGTGCCGAGGAGAGAATCTATAAGGCAATCGAGGACATCACCATCTCGATGAAAGCCCAGGATCATATCAGGATGCCTGAGCTGGTAGCCAATGAGTACCGTGTCACTCTCAGCGGGGATGAGCGTAAAACCTATGAGAAGCTTCGGAAGGATCTGGTCCTCGATGCCTCCGGAGGTCAGGTGACCGCGGCCAATGCTGCGAGCCTCTCGGGCAAGCTGCTGCAGCTGGCAAACGGCGCGGTATACACTGATGAAGGTACAATTATCAGTATCCATGATCGCAAGCTTGATGCATTGGAGGATCTCATCGAAGCTGCCAACGGACAAAGCGTGTTGGTGGCCTATTGGTTCAAGCATGACCTGGCGCGGATCACGGAGAGATTGGAGAATCTGGGGGTATCGTTTTCAGCCCTAGACTCCAGTGAGAGCATTCGGATATGGAACGAGGGGAACCTCCCGGTTGGGTTGATCCACCCCGCATCAGCCGGGCATGGGCTCAACCTTCAAGGCGGTGGCAACTGCCTGATCTGGTTCGGCTTGACGTGGAGCCTTGAGCTCTACCAGCAGACAGTGGCACGCCTCTGGCGTCAGGGGCAAACATCCGAGACCGTAGTGGTCCAGCATATCATCACCGGGAAGACCATTGATGAGCGAATCATGAAGGTCCTTTCGGGCAAAGCACACACCCAGGATGCCCTCATCGAAGCGGTGAAGGCCGAGCTTTGCGGAGGTGTTAGATGACCGAGGCGAGCATGAGACATCTAGCGGCTGCGATCGTTGAACGTGCCCTCTCCGACTGGCACAAGGCGGTATCCCAACTGGAGGACAACCCCGATTACGTATATGCATGGGCAGACAAGGACGAGATCGAACGGTTCTTCGAAAGCGAGTGGTTTGAGCTCCTGTGCGAGATCAATCCCGACTTCACCAAGATTCACCTACAGGAGGCAAGCGCATGAACGCAAAGGAATATCTATCGCAGGCATGGTATCTGGATAAGCGCATCAGGACCAAGGAGCGCCAGCTCGATTGGCTTCGAAGCCATGCCGTCTATGTCTCCCCCAAACTCACCGAGGTGCCCAAGGCTCCATCGATCCGACGTTCCCCTGTTGAAGAGGCAGTTGTGCGTATCACCGAGCTGGAGAATGAAATCAATACCAGCATCGCCCAGTTGATGCGGCTCAAGACTGAGATCGCCGATGTGATCCACAGAGTCAACAGCATGGAGTGTGAGACGCTGCTGGAGATGCGGTACCTCACCTTCCTTGCTTGGGACCAGATTGCTTCCCAGCTGAATTACAGCCAGGATTATATCTACCACCTGCATCGAAAGGCGCTGGCGTTGGTGAAAGTGCCGGGAATTTAGACGTAGATAAAACAGGAAAATGTCTTCACCCCCATTTTTATAAAATCATATTCACAATAAGTTGTAGCGATTTATATCATCTCTCTCTTTTGTTGCAATCGCTTCGGAATTAGAAATAATTTTAAGGTTAAAAGCGTCTATGGCGCTAGCATCTGAAATTTGTTTCTTAAAATATTGTTTGCTCCCATTGGGCGTAATCAGAAGGGCCAATTCTGGGGAAATTGGGAAATAGAACTGTAATTCTTTTGGGCTTTGTCCTGGAACAGCCAAATTATTGATTACTGGTTGGCTTCCAGTAATGTAGTGTACCTGAGACATGTTTTCAATCAACTGTATATCGCTTTGTTTTGTATTCATGGAATGGGATAACTTCAGGCCCAACAATATCTGCAATATTGGCCTAATGTTTCTCATATCGAATTGGGGAGTCGAGGAATTTTCAATAATTGAGCCTGTATCAGAGGTTCTGAAGTATTGGACACATACGTAACTCGTAAGATCCCGCATATCATCAGAATCGATAGTTTCATTGTTTAGAATTTTAGTGATAATAGGCATCCCTGCTTCCTCGATTCCACAGTAGTATGATTCAATACTTTGCATAGATATGTCGCTAATTGATTCTAGACTATTGATTAAATCCACCTCGACTGGTCTTTTTAAACCTTTTATCACACCAAGGGAGGTAGAATAAAAAATTAAGAGATCAATGGAGTGTTGAAATAAATCCTTCTTTTGGTTTTCTACTTTTTTCCACTCTTTCAAGATGTCAGCCATACCATTGATTATGTCAGGTATAGTACTGATTGGTTTTTTTGAAACAAAACTTGATGCTACCGGTTCTCCTACCCAAGACAACAGGAAAATTCTCTCCTGATCATTGATAGACATAAGCTTATAATAAGCTCTCCTCAAGAATGCGTTTGGAGTACCAGTAAGAAATTGTTTCCGATCTTCTTTTCGATATATCCAAAGTTGATGGTTTGCATTGCACCACGCTTCAAGATATTTTTGTTGTACCTGATGCTGCCGAACAGTTGGATTGAATTTAATCGGCATAAGGCCTCCTTGTAGCTATCATGATAAAGTCGGTTTGTACACTAAATTCAGTTTTGTTAACACAATAACATATTTCACATACTAAATTCTTCATATTATCTTCATTAGCTATGTGAAATATCAAGAAACAACTATTTTACTCAGTTTGAGTTCCAAGCAACTCTATACTCAGCCGAAGCTAATTGAGAACCCGAATAATTCTTGAGAGCTTTCTTTTTCCCGTAGGAGAACTAGAATATGCCAGCATTACAGGTACTCCAGTGTTCGGACTGGGTAAAAGCATAATTCTTGAAACCCCATAATGGGTATGGTAAGTTTATATTTAATAGAGGTGGAAATGAAGAAGACACATATCCCGATAATTACTCTCATTTTATTTGTTGCCATGTTTGTTTCTTGCGAAACCTTAGCCCTTGAAGGCAATGGGTCATCAACCAGTACAGACGGCTATTCAACGAAACAGAAGGAGAATCCCGAATCGAAATTCATAGGCACTTGGGTGTATTCTGACAAGAATTTCGGCGAAACAACAAAAAAGCTTGGGATAAAGGGCTGGCCTTCTGATTCGAGATATGAATTCTCCTTATCGTTCGGGCTAGATGGCACAGGCACTTTATCCAGAATCACCTCTGCCTACGGTAGCGAAACAGAAGAGAAACAAGAATTCATTTGGTACATAGATACATCCTATGACAAGCGCGTTTATGCTGTCATGCGGGATAATACCGCTGAAAGCTATACCCTTCTCTACGAGAATGACTTGTTCCTGACAATGAATACCACGGATTTAGGAACGATGTTCTTTGCGAAGAAGCAGCAAGGAGAAATCCAGCAATAACACCTTGCTACCAATCGTTAAAATATCAGAAAATAACAGTTGTGCTCAGTTCGCCTTTCACGCTACTGTACACTCAGACAAGTCCATACAGAGCTCGGGAAATCCTCCCGGGCTTTCTTTTTGCCCGAAGGAGTACCACTCATGCCCTACAAGCCCAAGCGACCGTGCAGCCATCCGGGTTGTCCCAATCTCACTGAAGGACGGTACTGCGAGGAGCATGCGAAAGAGGCTGCGAGAACCTACGAACGCCATCAACGGGATCCAGGAACCAGCAGACGATATGGACCGGCTTGGAGAAAGGCTCGCAGTAAGTTCCTAGTCGAGCACCCTTTTTGCGAGCTGTGTCGCAGTCAGGGAAGACTTATACAAGCAACGGTTGTCCATCACATCACTGCCACCAGATATGGCGGTACTGATGACGATGAGAATCTCATGGCGCTATGCCAACGGTGCCACTCGGCCCTCCACGGGCGCCAGAGAGATAGATGGAACGTTAAAAGGTAACTATTTGTGGTGTCTACCCTAGGGGTATCTGAATCTCTACACCATATGTAGCGTACAACGGGCAGGGGCAATCACGCGTAAAAATTGGAATTCAAACGGGGGATTGACCCCCTCATCATACGAAGGCGGTGCGACATGGCAAAAGACGGTACCAACCGTGGCGGTGCCCGCGTCGGTGCAGGGCGCAAGCCCAAGGCTCTCTCAGAGAAAATCCACGAAGGCAAAGCTGCCAGCGTGGTGCAGTTGCCCGAGGCTCCCGAGCTCGAAGGCGCACATATGCCACCGGTCAAATATTACATGACGGTGACCCAGAAGAGTGGTATCGAGCTCGATGCTGAAGAGGTATTCCAGGAGACATGGGATTGGCTCAAGACCATGCGCTGTGAGAATTTAGTCAGCAGCCAGATCATCCACCAGTATGCAATGGCAGTGGCCAGGTGGATCCAGTGCGAAATGGCGGTCAGCGAATACGGCTTTCTCGCAAAGCACCCGACCACCGGGGCGGCGATCGCTTCTCCGTATGTGGCGATGAGCCGTGAATACATGAAGCAAACCAACCAGATCTGGTATCAGATCTTCCAGATCGTGAAGGAGAACAATGCCACTTCATACCAAGGAGCGAACCCTCAGGATGACCTGATGGAACGGC